GCGTTCCTGTTCTTCCCGATCGGTTCCTGGTCTTCTGGGGCAATCGGGTTATTGCGAAGGAGATGCGATCTATCCGGGATCCATCCGATCTCCTTTAGCAAGAAATGCCCCCCACCGCCTGTTTTCTGGCTGTGGGGGGTTTTCATCTGCCTTTAATCTGGGTCTAATCTGCGTCTAAGGGGCGTCTAATCTGCCTCTCATCTGCCTCTCATCTGCGTCTCATCTGCGTCTCATGTGCGTCTCATCAGCGTCTAATCTGCGTCTCATCATCGCTTCAGGGGCGTCTCATCAGCGTCTAATCTGCGTCTCATCATCGCTTCAGGGGCGTCTCATCAGCGTCTAATCTGCGTCTAAGGGGCGTCTAATCTGCGTCTAAGGGGCGTCTAATCTGCGTCTAAGGGGCGTCTCATCAGCGTCTAATCTGCGTCTAATCTGCGTCTAAGGGGCGTCTAATGTGCGCTTTTCAGCGCCCTAGCAATGCCTTCTTCGAGGCTGATCTTCGGCTCGTAAATCTGCAGCATCTTCGTGGGGTCGCCGACTCGATATTCGACTCCGCTTGGCTTGCCTGGGTGTTTCTTGATCGGGGCCAGGTATCCCTGCGCCAGCATGATCATCTCTGCGAGCTGGATGAATGAAGTCGGTCGCCCGGTGCAAAGATTCAAAGTTTGAATGTCGTTTGTGATCGCTTCGAAGGTTCCTGCCACCACGTCGTCGATGTGGATAAAGTCGCGGACTTGCTCGCCGGTTCCCCAGATTTCAAACGGATTCAATTTGGCTTTGCCGCGTGCGATCAAGGATGGGAATGGGTAATCGAGCGCCTGGTCGCTGCCGTAGCCGCTAAATGGCCGCAGGACGTGTACTTTGATGCCTTCTGCTCTGGCGTATCTGGCCAAAGTTTCGCCGGTCAATTTCGCCCATCCGTAGCTGAAGTCCGGGGTTCGAATGTGATCGAGGTTGATGTCGCCTTCTCGAAGTCGTTGCTGGTAGGCGGCTCTTTGCAAATAAATCGGATAGGCCGCCGAGCTGCTGTAATAAACCAGATGCTTCGGCTTCGTTCTTACTGCCCACTGAAACATGTCGCTGTCGATCGCCAGGTCGCTGGCAACGGCCAAAGGGTTCCCTTCGATCGTGGCGCGGCCGCCGACGATCGCGGCGAGGTGAATAACGACATCGTATCTGGTGTCGTCCTTCTTGAAGAAATCCCTGCAATCGATTCCGTTTGCGATGTCGATGCCGGTGATCTCATGGCCTTTGTCGTCGAGTGCTCTGTGGAAGGCGCGGCCGACGAAGCCGGCGTCTCCTGTTATTAGAATCTTCATACGAGCCATTCTGCCAGGTATTTGTCGCTTCCTGATTCGGCCTTTGCCATCGCCTGGTCAATGCTGAAGACGAAGCGATCGTCTGCTTCAAGGGCTGCCCCGATGTGGTGGAGCATGGCCTTCTTTGCAATCGGGAATGGGCGGCGCTTGCTCTGGCCTTCTGTGGGGGTTTCGTAATGCTCATCGTGGATCAGGGCGCTGTCCTTGATCAACGGCCAAATGTGGGCCGCTAGCCAGTCCTGATCGGCGGTGTAATAGTTGCCGGGTTCTTGCGTCTCCTTCAAATCGTCCGGGATCGCTTTGGTTCGAGCTGCGAACATGCCGGCACTGATCTGGTAATTGTGGCCTGTGGGGTGGTCTTTCATAATGTGGAAATCAAGGCCGCTTGCTAGAAACTCTTCGTGTGCGATCCGTTCTCTGTGCGTCAGTCTGGCGTCTGCATCGCGGCTTAGAACGACGTCGTATTCCTGATCTGCTAAAGCCTGAAATCTCCAGAGTTTGGCCCGGTGGTCTTCTGGCTCATATTCCTCTACGAGCTGCACGTGGGGAAAGAGGCGAAGGGTTTGCTTGATGGATTCTGGAACCGAGGCCCCGGTGTAGAAGCGCAGGGTGAATCCTTTGAAGTGGCGAGTGGCCAGAATTGCGTTCTTGATCGCACCGATCGTGTATCGCTCTTCGCTGCCGTATAAAGAATAAGTGATGAGCTGCTTCATAGCCTTAGTTTGCGCTTGAGCAATTCGTAGGCTTCGCTTTCGATGTAGTTCTTGTAGGCCAGTGCGTCGAATGAATAGATTTCGGTTGCGTTGACTTCCTTGTATCCTTCATCCCACTCCGCTTTGCCTGCGACTGGGTGCATGTGCTCAACGATAACGTGATCGAGGTAGGTGAGCGCTCCTAAATCCTGGCCGAGTTTCTTCCAGAAGTTGTCGAGATATAAATGCTTCATCTTTGGCGGAACCATGCCATCGAGCGCTTTGACGATGTCGCTTGTCATCGTGATCATGGTTGGAAGTCGCTCGCCTTGTAGCAAATCGTTGCCGTAGGCCATCGACGGCCGTCGTTGCATTGACTGGATAAGAATGCCATCCCATCCGTCTGTGCGTGGACGGTGGTCGTCGCCGAGGAAAGCGAAGTATTTATATTCGCCCTTTTTTACGATCGCACTGGCTGCCTTGTTGATTGGGTAAGCCATGCCCCGGGTTTCGTTCTCGATCGTCATGCATTTGTCTTTGCCTACTTCGTATTCGTAGGCGTCGTGCTCTGGGTCGTTTGCATCAATCACGAAGAGGATGTCTGAATGTGTTGAAAGGCTGTCGTGCTCTGCCAATAATTCGACTGCGTTGCGTGGGCGTCCTCTTGTTGGTACGAGGATAATCATTTCGTTCATTGATTTGTCGCAATCTCACCGGCGATGCTGGCGTATGCCGCTAAATCTACGAATGAGTCCAGGGTTTCTGTTTCCATCAAACGTGCGACTTTAACTAGCGCCATGCATATTGCCACTTGCTGTGGAGTTATTTTGTGCTCGAGATATGTCGTCCATAAGTCTGCAATTCGGCAGTGGTTGGTTCTTGGATCGCCGTAGATGTTCTGGCGGTCTTTGGCTGTGAGTCGAGCTGCTTCTTGAAGAATTTCCCCCCGATTCATTTACTACTTTGCTCCGCGTCCGAACTCAATCGCCTTTGGATCGATGGCCTTCAAGATTGGGCCGGCGACTGCTGCGATTCCTGCTGCAAGGTATTCCTTGAGTGGGCGGTTTGGATCTGCAAGATAAAGAGCTGCGATTGCGGCTGCTCCTGCTCGCAGATATGTCATTGCAATTGCTTCGAGCTTCTTCTTATCCATTTGTGATCTCCTTAAATTTAGGGCGGCCAAATCCTACGATAAATACTGGCAGAGATGGTTGAACCTTGCCGCGATTCTTCTTCTTGTATGCGCGTATCTTCTGGCAAACTTCGCCGCCGTTGCGCTGGTCGCCCTTCTTGTCCGGGCTGGTATTGCCTTCAATTGTGGTCACAGTTCCGTTGCCGTTATTGCTGATCACGATTCCAACGTGTGAAATGCGATCGAGCGCGTCTCCTGGGAAGTCAAAGAAGACGATATCTCCTGGCTGTGGATCTGCTGCTTGCGCAAGTGTCCAGGCGTTCTTGTCCATGAAGGCTGTTGCTCCTGCTGGCGTGTATGTGCAGTTTGGGATCTTGATTCCTGCCTGCTTTGCGCACCAGTTAACGAAGGCTCCGCACCAGGGCTGCTTTGGCTTCTGATATTTTGTTTCGTTATCTTGAGGCCCTTCGATGTAGCCGAGTTCTGCTTTGGCTACTTCGAGAAACTTATCGAGTTGGTTCACTTGCTTCCCCTTCTTGCTGCTGCTTCGGTTTAGATTTTAGCCCATTGGCACTAAGTATTCCTGCAAGCGTGCCGGTAAGAAAGACGCAGAGTGTGGAAACTAGATCAATAAATGCGGCATCGTTTGGGGCCTGCGCCATCGGCTGCGTAATGAAAAGCAAGGCGTAGAGAAGGCTGAAAACGGATCCGGCGAAGACAATCGCCAGGATGACGCCGATCGTTACGATCAGGCGTGCGTGAAGTTCTTCGGGGGTGAAACGCTTCCTAGCCATTCTGGGTATCCACTTCTGGGAGAAGGTCTTTCGTGCATTGTCCGATCGCTTCGCATTGCGGCGGCTGGCACTCTGGTTTCTGCCAGTTTTCATATTCCTGGCATGGATATCGAACCCATCCCTGATATGCGCATCCGCTAAGGCTTACGGCGATTGCTGTTGCTAAGAAGCAGGCTATAAATTTCATCTACTCTGGTTTCCACTCTCGAAATTCTATCGCTAACTGAGCTGCCGCCATTGGGCTTCAATTCGGCCAGATAATGCTTGACCAGCCATCTGGTCATCGCGATAAAGGCTCCGCCGATCGTAAGAAGTGAAACGGCCAGAGCTGCGTAATCCTGCGCTGTCATTTACCGATCGCCATCACTTGCATCGTGACGGTTCCCGAGCTGGTAATCGCC